ATGTTCAATTATACACACTTTTCGAAACGCCTCCAAGCTACGCGCATCAACTATAGCCTCACAATTGAATCACTATCCAAGCTGACTGGGATACCAGCTGCTACGTTACAGGGCTATGAGTCACAGTCAATGATTGTCGACATTGAAGACCTGGTGAAGATTGCGGATGTATTTGATGTTAGCTTGGATTACATAGTCAGACAATCAATCCCATAGAATAATATCTCTCAAGGTTATTTATTCTAAACTATTTTATCTGATTCTAGTTCGCACGCAATCTTATGTAATATATTGCTTGTCACATCATCACAGAAAAACGATAAACTGTTTAGCAATTCTACCAAGGCATCGGCAAACTCTTGAATTTCTACCCCCTTATTAATCACATTCATATTAAAATGTATTATTTGCGCTTTAATTTCTAGATTATACTCCTCCGGAAAGTGTTTATCTATATCAAAAAAACCTTGCTCACTCATGTTATCAATTACTTCAAGAAATGATTTTAGTTGATTTTTGGATTGCTTATAATGAACAGATTCATCTCTGAAACTTTTCACAAATTTATTGTTAAATGTTTTTAGGTTCTTAAAATCCATTTCACTAATGATTCTAGCATATGCATCATTTGATCTAAAATCGTCTGATATATAATTCTCTAATCCATTTTTTTTATCAAAATCCTTCAAAAGCTTAATAGCTTCATTGAAGTGAATAAGCATTTGCTGTGATAAATACAAACTCAAAGTATTGTTACTCTCATGCTTACTTGCCATCAAAAGAAGCTCTACTGTCGAAGATATATCAAAATTAATTTTCCCCATTTTAAATAACCAAAAATATAAATTTTGATTTTCTTCGCAAATTGAACTAAATGTAACCCGCATTATCACACCTCGCATATCTATAAGCTTACTTAATTATTTGATCTAACTACGAATACTTTAACCGCCATATACTTGTAATATTTCTGCTGATAACGTCGTGTAAATTCTCTATGTAATTTAATTGAGCTTTCCAAATGACTCTATCAGATTTTATATCGTATTCTATTGCTAATACTTCATTCATTAATTCTCTCAAAAAAATCCGATCATCCTTAAGCAAATAGCAGTATATTTTCCTATAAACCCTTAAAGCAATTTTATATGATATTTCAATTTCTTCTTTTGAGACATATTTCAGATATTGCTCATCGCTTCCAATCATTTCTACCGAAAGTTCATTCTTCGCTAAAACAAATTCCTCAAGTACAAGCTTATTCATCTCTGATTCAATATTTTTGCCATTATTTTTCTTCGCTACATATGCACTGTAGGAAGATGCAACAAATGTGGCACCAATTGCTATTAAGGTTATATACTCAGCATTCATAATCCCACCTCCTAGGTAATACTATTATACCAAAAAATAACAAGAGCCGGCCAGCCCCCAGGAGGTTAAGGGACTAGTCGGCTTTTATATGGTTATTGTAGATTTGTCTCAGTTTGCACTAATGCAGATCGCTGCTGCTTCATCCAAGTGTTCATCTGCAGAACCGCAGACTCAATCAGTAAATCAATCTCTATCTTATTTATATCAATACCATACTGCTGCAGCTTCTCAAGCACATATTTTTTCTTCTCTTCTCCCACTCCTGAACCGAAAATCTGCTCAGCTCCTTGAACAGTTACAACAACTAGGCTCTTCAGCATATCGAACTGGCTCTTGGTGATCACTCCTTTATAGAGCAGTAACGCTCCCAATGCAATAAGCAGCATATAAATTATCAGGTACACTAAACTATACTCCATCATATTCATCTTCCTTTCTTATGCGGTACTTCGAGTAGTTCTCAAAGCCCGCCTTCCCCATATAAGCAACAACCGTCCCACTGAACATGAAACCTACAGCAGAAAGGACCTCGCTTGGCGCGAAGCCCTTATATAGCCACATTATGAGTGATAAATCCACTACCAGGATTGTATTGACCAGAACCCATTTTACAATCATCTTACTGAATGTCTTTTCACCCATCATACAAGTCCCGTCCTTTTAGCGAGGTTATAAATCATCGTCCAGAGCTCTTCCCTGGTCACGGTATCCTTTGGCCGGGTGCCATCTGATATGCCCATTTTCTTGATCCAGAGCCAAGCTTCTTTGGCCCACAGCGAGACATCACTTACTCCTGATAGGTTGTCTGTCACTCTGAGTTTAAGGCTCTCTAGAGGAAATAGGCGTCCTGGACAGCTTTTATAATCTGCATAATCTCTATGGCCCTTAATATCCTCTGACTGGATCCCAGTAAGCTTCATGAGAGCGCAAATAAGCTTTGCTCCAGCTTCGAACTGGATCTCAGTAATCTGGTCCTTATCAAAGTTCCCTTCAAAGACAATACCCACAGCTCGATGATTCATTGACATCTCTTTACAATGAGCTCCTATGTATCCATAAGGCCTGCCAAGTTCGACCTCCCCTGACTTGGTAATCCTAACGTGATACCCTACTCCAGACCACCCTCTATGATGGATATGATCTTCATGAATCTGTTTCATTGTACCGCCTGACCAAATGTCATGATGCACGATGATATGACTAATCCTATGCGCAGATTTGACTAAAGGCTGCGTGAATTGCAGGTCATAATCGATTACTTCAAGCTCGGCTTTCTGAGCTGCTTCCTTAAATAAATTGCTCACTTAATATCACTCCTTTAACTGATAGAAGTCCAGATGAAACTACCGGCGCCTGCTATGATCAAGCTGATCAGTAACCACTTGATCTGGCCAAGCATTTTCTCTGCATCTCTACCACCTTTTCTCTCCAGGTCATCTACACGCTCATGGAGCCTAGCCACTGTGTCTTTGGTCTCCATTTTGTCCTCGATGTTCTCAATTTTATCTTCATGGACCTTTAGCGTTTCTACTAATGATCGCAGCTCTTCACCCTGCTGACGTGTCTGCTCAGCAATCACCTTGATATTGGAATTCATCTCATGGATTGCTTCTATGGTGCTTTCAGCTTTGTCTATTCGCTTAGTGTTACTCCTGGATCTGGCGTCAATCTCAACGAGTTTCTTAGTATGTTCAAGTACCATTTCAGGATCATGCATATGTCAACCTCCTACGCTTCTAATAACGTATATGTGATTTTTAAGATATCAGTAGCTGTCTTAGTTATTGAAGTAGCAAGATTATTGATTGTTAAAAGCATTCCTGGTGGTGCTACAAAATACGCTTTTTCATTGCTACTGTAATAGTATTGAGATTTAATCAGCGTCAATCTATTAGTAAGTTTTGACAGAAACTGACTACCTACCCAATCAGCGCTGCGGCTGACTCCACCAAGATGTAACAAGAGTTCACCAGCTACCGCGTCCGCTTTGGCGAAATTATAATAATCATTAGTAGCGGAAGTCGCGTCAGCGATTGTGATATAGAATTCATTCGTACCTTCAATAAATTGAATCGATTGCCTCGGGTATCCCAATACCCCACTCATCGTGAAATTTCTTAAATACAATCCAGACATATCGAAGATAGAAATAGTAGCAATATCTGTCACAGAATCGTAGTCAGTAACAGCCGCGATGTAAGAGCCATTCAAATCGAAACTCCCATAGCAATAAGAATTCCCATCATAAGTCCCACCTAATGTAATTGTAGAAACTAAATCACCTGTAGCCTTGTTCAGTTTCAGGATTGTGATCACATCGCTTGTCGAATCGTATTGATTGACATAAATATAACCATCGTACTCCTTTATAACAATATTTTTATTCATTAGAGTAACGACATTTGCTTTTATCAGAGTCCAATCGACAGTTGATTGTTTTTTGCCAAAACCAATATTGCCGATGTAATCCCGAACATAGAGGCCTTTATCGCTTTTAATGCCATAGAGCTTTTCATTGTCTTGATCATAATAGAATGCCCCACCATAACTTTGAAACCCTCCATTAGTATCAAGGTCTGCATTATAACCACTGTATTTAGAAAGTAGCGGCCCAGTGTTATCAAATAAATCAGGTGGTGTAAGGCAAATAGATCTGATTGTCCCATTCCCTTCATTTTGTCCCCATTGCCAAATGAATTTATAGCCGCCAGAAACCTCTCCGGAATCAACTGTTTGATAAGTGCCACCGATAGATGTATCCTTCGTATTGATATTTGTCTCAGATTTACCACCTATCCCGAGGACTTTCCCAGAAGGAAATTTATTTGTAAGAGACTGTGAATCCTCTAGCAGATAAATTCCTCCAAACAGATCTTCAAGATTTGAATTTATCAGCCAATCTTTCAATAACAGATAATTGTGTTGATAAGAATTCATTTTGCTTGCATTATCATTTAGAAGATCATTTATCACACTTGTAATGATATTTTTATCTTCGGCTTCAAATTTAACAGCGCCTGTTTCAGCGTCAATCAACTGAATGTTTGCAATTCCTCTCATGTTTTTCCTCCTAGCTAAATACAGTACTTATGGATCCATCGGTAAGATTCACTACCGAATAGTTCTGCGATAAAATATTGATCATGGTTGAAATGTTTAGTGTATCCGTAACACCTTTTTCTGTCGTAATGATTAATAAATCCTCAACAGAATCTATCAATTGAATCACATCAAATGAAGTCGCCCGTAACGTAATAAGATTGGCTACCGATAGGATATCAAATGGCCTTGTTGGATCAGGAATATATGGCTCTACATTGACCATCCCCAGTGCATGAACATCAGCTATAACATTGCTGATTGTAACAGCACCGTTTATACTGCTTGCTTCAACTTTGAATAGTGTATCGATGATCTGTCTCGCGGGCATAACAGACGTCAAATCAAAGAAATCTGAAGCACCTGCTGTGATTGTTTTTGTAATAGTTTTCATCACTCCAACATTATCTGATAGCTGGAGTGTAACAGTATCTGTAGCCGCAGCTACCAATTGAAAGTTGAGATTATAAAACACATGGTCAGCGTAATTCATCTTATACACTAAGGATACGATCGTCTGAAATGCCTGAGTAAGTAGTAACGAAATCGTGCTGCCATCATAGTATGTCATTGGCATCTGGTCAGGCTCATCAGCGGTGGAGATTATTGCTGCTCCACCTGATGACGTTTCTGATGATCCGAGTTTTTTCATTTCATCAGTCCAGGAAGTTGTTGGCTTCATCTTGTAGGCTACACCTGAAGGAGTTCCAGAGATTACTGCATCACTTGGATAAGTCTCTCTGACATAAATCTCAGCTGTAACCCGATAGATCAGATCATCTCCCTGATCGGTTATTCCTACCTGGATAATCGCAAATTGAAGCTCAGATGAAATCCCCATGGAAGGATAAGTCACGCAGAGTATCTGGTTGACATCAAATCCACTCTGTTTTGTTTTGAAACTGAATATAAGATTGCGCTTGTCGTAATTTTTAAGCAGATTGGCCGCAGTAATCGCAGCCTGATTGCCATCTATGATATCGCTGTTTCTGACAACCTTTCCAAACACCCCCGAGTATCCATCAAGACCGCCCATCCTTACTATCTCGTCTGTATCATCCGATACACCGACTATTGTTCCTTCCTCTCCAGATGCGCCGACTACAAAAAGCCTATTCACATAATCGGCCAGGCTACTAGAGAGTTTAGGATTCCTGACTTCAATAGTCTTTACCGCTTCACTAATAGCGTATGGAGCAGCAGACATCTCAGTGTGTGTCGAGAAATGAAACTTCTTGTCATCATCAACCCACCATCTGTATCCGGAAGTCTCTGCAAGTTGATCAAAGATATTCTTAAATGAATTAATCCCTAGATCCTTACTGGTAATTGTTGCACCGGCGTATATGAGTCCTTTCTGAATCCCTTCAGAGTATTCAGACGATGCAGAGAGGTATCCATCGATTACCTCAGAGATGTACTCTCCGCAGCTCTTTTCTTCAATCAATCCAGAACCTGTTCTCCTAGACATGATCTGCTCGTAACCGGTGGCCGTAATCGAAGTCCTCCAGGATCCAAAGCCTGCATCAAAAATCTCAACAGTCTGAATAATGCCACCAAAGATTGAATTACTACTATCTGTGGCCACAACTTCATGCCCCTCAATTATTGATGTGTAGCTGCCAACTAGCGTACAGGAAAAGCTATTCTTGGTATCATTGGACCTGGTAATACTGAGAGACCCCTCTTTCATATGCGGATAGTAATCCACTCCACCTATTGTAATCTTCAAACTATCCACCCCACTAATAAGAAATTGCTCCTGAAGTCTTAAGCTGCTTTGCCATCATCTTGCCAATCATCTCAACATCATAGTCAGAAGCAATGTGATTGCCAGTCACATTTACATTAATGTCTCCACCTTTGATTGCACCACCTAATCCATAACCAGAGCCTGAGCCGGACTGCGTAAATCCTCTCAACTCTTCTGGAATATCCGCATTAGGCGAGCGCCAATTACTGATAAAGTCAGAGATATTCTTAAAAATTCCTACGATTGAATCCTTTAACCCGGTGAAAAAGCCCTTGATCTTCTCTATTTTTTCGCTAAAAAAGCCCGATATCGAGCCCATAATGTCGCTTAGTTTCTCTTTAATAGAGCCCCAAATCTCAGACGCCTTTTCCTTGATCTTATCCCAGTTCTTCCAAATGAGGACTCCTGTAGCAATGAGTCCTGCAATAGCCGTTACTGCGCCAATAACCGGAAGTGATATCGCACCAATTCCACCCCCTAGGGCTACTGCTCCCCCTTTGAGAAGTGTAAAGGCAGCCTTTGCTTTCCCAAATATAGTGATCATCTTACCGACACCCAGTAGAACAGGTCCTAGAGCTGCAGCAAAGCCAATAATCTTGAGCATTGCATCAAACTGCTTATCGGACATGCCTGATAGTTTATCAGTGAATTTACCGATTGCTTCAATGATTTTTTCTATCTTTGGCTGAAGCTTATCAAAGGCTTTTATTGCTAGGTCTTCGAGTTTGCTTTTAAGCTCCTTCAGCCTTCCCTGGAGATTGTCATTCATGACATCTGCCATCTTTTGAGCGGCGCCACTGCTACTGTCAATCTGTCCAGAAAGCTCATTAAAACGCTCACCTGCGCCTCCTAGAAGTGCTTCAACACCTTTCAGATCTGCCTTATTGAAAATGTCTGATAGTGCATTAGCTTTATCTTCATCAGACAGAGAACCAAGTTTATCCCCGAAGTCCATCATGATATCATTCATAGACCTCATATTGCCCTCTGAATCAAATATGTCAATGCCGAGGTTCTTGATTGCTTCCTTCGCCTGATCAGTTGGAGCAGTGAGTGATAGGATCATGTTTCTAAGTTTAGTCCCACCTTCAGCACCCTTGATGCCATTGTCAGCTAGGATTCCAAGAGCAGTACTGAGTTCAGTGGTCCCACCTTTAAGAAGGTTCGCCGTGCCACCAACTGTGAGGATTGCTTCCCCAAGTTGTTCAACTGAGGTATTAGACTTTTGTGAAGTCTTGGCGAGTTTGTCGGTAAAGCCTGTTAGCTCTGACATATCGAGTTTAAGTGCAGCCATAGAATCAGTGATCAGGTCAGAGGTGTACGCCAGATCCATTCCCCCAGCTGAGGCTAGATTCAGCACATCAGGTAGAGCCTTGATGGAACTCTCAGCATCATATCCAGCAAGCGCCAGGTACTTGAGTGCATCTGCTGATTCAGATGCTGAGAATTTTGTTTTCTTTCCCATCTCCCTTGCTGCATCCTCTAGTTTCCTTAGCTCCTCACCTGTTGCACCGGAGATCGCCTGGACCTCACTCATCGATGCCTCAAAGCCCATTCCAATCTTCGTAGCTGCGGCTCCCAGACCGATTGCTGGTATGGTGATGGCCTTTGTCATGGTAGCGCCTACATTCTGAAACTTCTTCCCGACATAGCCGATATCCTTTGTTAAGGTCCTCATTTTCTTATCGTATGAGCGCATATCGGCGCCGATTTTCACAAGTAATGCCATCTATTTCACCACCCCAAAATCCTTATAGAGACTGCTGAGTTCTTCTTTCTTCTCGCCTGGATCAATTAATTTCGCTTCTTCATCTTTTGCAAAGAGCGATTTATCCTTTCCAGAAAACGCCGACTGCACAGCTATGGCTACCACATACTTGAGCGACTCATAATAATCCTTGCGCTGCGCCGATTTGCCATTAAGTGCCAGCGAAAGTTCTTGAGGGGTCCAGGTCCCAAATTGAAAAGCCGAAAGCCCAAGCTCCGCTGATGCCAGTTTGAAAAACTCAGCCCAATCAATCCATTTTTTCCCCAGCCCCTCATTTAGTTTTTTTCCTCGTCGCCTCTATCCTCTGGCTTAACTCCTAGACCAAGCATCAAGGCATCGCCAAGAGTATCAACCAGATAATCAAGCCCCTCACTCACTAGTCCTGCAGACATCATGTCACCCGCTTCGCGTAGAGTCAGTTTTGGGCTTTCCCATTTCAATCCCGCATACAGAACCGATCTTAGCCCCTTCATTCCCAGTTCTTCGCTATCCAGAGCTGTTACCGGTTTGCCGATCAGCTCTTCAACCTCTATCATTGCGTTGACATCGAAGCGAAGGTATCTGATTTTGTCGAGTTCAATTTTAACTGTGGTTTTCATCTATTGCCTCCTATACTGCTGCGGTCTTTGTGAGTGCCCCGGTTCCTTGAAGCGTTACCGAGTAAGTTACATCGTCTTGATACGGTCCTGAAATCGGGAACGATGTGATGATTGCGGTCCCGGCGTACTTATCACCCGATGGCATGAGCACTTCTGCTGATACAGTATTGCCTGCCATGAACGCTGTCACAAGCGCATCATAAGCACTGCCTGTTTCAACTAGAAGACCATCAGCATCAACTGACCATGACTTAAATGATGGATCAGATTCCTTCCATCCAGCTGAGTCTTTTGTAGTTTTGTCGATGGTATCTGCATTCATGTTGAGGGTTGCATTTCTCTGCCCAGCAATCGAATCAGATCCAATTTTAACTAATAAATCTACACCTTTAGGCATGTTTACACCTCCATAAGCTTAATTTGATATTCCAGAGCGCCATGCTTAATGTCCTCAGTTTCATCAAACACCTCCATATGCTGAAAATAAACAGCCTGGAGATTTGACATAGAAAGCGATTTCATCTTAGCGCGAATATCATCAAGTAACATCTTGATTTCTTTCTTTCCTTTGCTTTTGGACCATGCATGAATCGTGAGCGAAATCTCGAGCCCCTCATGGGTCTTAGTATCATAAGGCTTTGCCGGATCATCACACACCCTGACACATGGGTAGCTTGGATCTTTGGGTACATAATCATAGGTGGTATAGTATGCTTTTAGATAATCGTAGAGTGCTTTTTGCACATCATATAGTTTTATCATGACTACTTAGCACCTTCCTCATTCTCGCCTCATATCCTGTGGCCACTTTATCTTCAGCCGGCCTCATAAAAGGTCTGGGCCTCATCTTGATTGTGCCGTACTCAAGGAGATGTCTGTGATACCCTTTCTTGCCCTTTGCTGTCCTTGGAAAGACAGTAAATGAGAGATCTGAAATCTTCCTCACTCCAATAGAGGTCTGAAGGTTTCCAGTCACATTATGAATACGACTCTTAGCATCTTTCTTGACGTCATTAGCAGCCTTTCTCGCCTCTTTGTCGAGGTCCTTTCTAAGTGCTAGGTCCCATTTTGAAAGCTTTATAAGCGTCTCATTGATGCTGCTTTGGTCTACTTCAAAAGTCATTTTCATAGCTTTTCACACACCAATTCGGTTTTCTCGCCCACCTGATACGTCCTGATGATTCTATAGTCCGCGTTATTATAGACTACAATTTCCTCTTCCTCATTACCATTACCATCGCCGTATTCAAAAGAGTGTATTTCAAATATCAACTCTGGTCTTAAATCTCCCCCTCCAACGTCAGCGAGGTAGAATTCGGACCGTTTTACAGACTTCTTTTTTGCATAAACAATTTTGACCTCTGCTGAGTCTGTTGGCTGACCTTCTGTGTCAACGGAGCCACTCTCTGATCTAAGCCCAATAAGAACATCACTCAACAAAATCACCTCCAGAATGGATCATCATATTATGGATCCTGAACTGAAGGTGCCTTGGCATCGCTCCGCCTTTCTCACGACTCTCATAGAGCCACGTCGAATAGTCACAGCAGAGCAAAAGATGTTGAGGGTTGGCATCATCTAGAACCAACCCCTTCTCATCTTCAAGCTCCTTAACAGCAGCGCTAACAATCGCCGTGATGAATGAATCTCTCACATCAGACTTAATAAGCAGCCGTTCTTTTACCAGCGAAACCATTGCTGCCGTATTCATCTACCTCACCTCATTACGACTTAGTCACAGTAACAGTATAGCTTTTGACAGTTGTTCCATTGGTGACAGTAATAGTCACTACATTCTCACCTTCGGCCCATGTAGCACTTGCTCCACTTACCACAGGCGTTCCATCGACATCAATGGCCACAGTTGCTTTAGTTACGAATGGAGTAGCTGAAATCGTATTCGTTGCATTAGTAGTTGCAGCGGTGTAGGTATCAACTGCACCAGCAAAAGTAGGTGACAAATCAATCGAACCGATGGAGAGTGCTGCCAGATAAGCATCTGTAGGGTTGGATTGATCAGGAGCAAAAGTCACTTCAGTAGTTGGTGCGACATTTTTGATGTTGACTACAACAAACGATTCCCCAAATACCGGTAGACCATCATAACGCGCTGTTCCTTTATAGACCGTCTGGTCGTCTAGGAATCTTACATGCTCTGATTGTGCAAGTTGGACTTCTTTTCTTTCTCCAAGTAAGTAGTTAGAAAGATATCCACCAACAATGTCGCCATCCGGAAGGAATGGTAGCACAATGATCTCCCCATTCTCAACAGGCATTCTTCCCATGGAACCAGCTACCAAGGCACCCGCAGCATTGAAAGTGATCGCCTTTGACATCAGAGAAAGTTTTGTATTTCTATTCATAACCCATACTGTTTCTCCAGTCGCATAGTTAGGTTTTGCAACTCCCAGTTTCAGCACAAGGTCCGAATAGAAGGCCTGTGCGGCTTGCGTCGGATCCACTTTCAGAAGATTGAGCACTGATAGATTCGCCCATGTAGGTGCTTTAGATGACCAGTCAGATGGCTCTGCTGCCTGAGCCAATCTAGTGACAATACCTAGTGGCATTTTTTTGCCGGTACCATAGACAATTGCCTTATCTACGCCAAGGCCAATAGCCTGCGACAAGGCTTCCAAGATTTCAGCAGCAAGATTCAAATCACTATCTTCTAAGGTGTTGTTGTTGATTGCGATGAATCCACCCACTTTGTACTCATCAACTTCAACCTGCTTGAAAAGCATTTCTAGCTCGTTAAGTGAGCCGACAGCTTCTGTCCAAATACCTTCCGGAACATTCCCAGCGATGTTTTGGCGCCCTTTACCTGTAAGTGGCTTTTTGTTGACCTTGGAAATCAACTTTGAATACTTATAAAGATTGTCCCTGATGATGCCCAACATCACTTCAGGAATTGTTAAATCCGCGCCGGTTACCGCTCTCTTTTGAGATACCGTTCTTAGTGATCTGACTTGATCAAGAAACTCTTTCACTTCATTTCTTTGAACAAGAGCTGATCTTTCTTCAAATGGCCATTCGTTAAACAATCCTCTTTTCATACTTCCTTCCCCTCCCACTCCAATTGTTCTAACCTTATTGGGCTCACTTTTACTTCTTTCTGCTGGCTGTGCATCACCTGGTGCATTTGAGTTTAGCTGCTCAAGTTCACCCTCTAAAACTGCAATCTCTTCCTCTAAGGTTTTCTTCTTGCCGTCAACATCGGATCTTACAACTTCAATTTCCTCAACCTCGAGTTCAACTGCCTTCATTTCTTCATCTGTCTGAGCTTCTTCAATTGCAGCTTTTGCTTCAGCTGATCGCGTTTCCAGTGCCTCGATTTCAGGAGTCAATGCACCTAGTTCACTGCGCTTTGATTCGATTTTCTTTCTAATCATCAATTGTTTTAGTGCCATCTTTTAACCTCTCTTTCAACTCTTGTTTTCTGACCTCTATTTGTCTTACTATATGCTGAGTCACTTCATCTTTCCTTGCTTGGACACCAGTATCCTTGTAAGCAGGGAAAGTGCATATAGAAACTTCATGAAGGTCAATTTCAGTAACTCGCCATTTTACTGTGCCATCATCTCGCCACTCTGTCTCTTCTGATATAATGTTAAAACCAAATGAACATTGATCCACATCACCCCGCTGTACACGTGCATAAAGATTCATGGCATCTGAATCATTTTGATTAACCTTGATTTGACCCCATAGGCCATACTCTTTTGATTCGAGATCCAGCGTACCTGATTTGTTTCTCCCAAGCACATACATTGCTTCATGATCTATTAGAGCCTTGATATCATTCCCTAAGGTCTTATCAAAAGCTCCCCCTGCAATTTCTTCAAATGCTCCCGGCCATAGTTCAGTCGGTTTTTCAAACACTGCAAAGTAACCTTCAATGAAAAGGTCTTCTTTGTCTTCAGATGATCTAGTAGCAAGTTCTGTCCTAAGCGTTCTAATCATCTTTAAGTCTCTATTCATTCCCATCACCTCCCTGATTTAGTTTCTTCTGCTCCCCAATCATGCCTCTAGGAATGTAGTTTTCAAGGATTACCAGTTCATTCAATCCTTCTTTAGGCGACATACCAACCCAATCCCTAACTTCGTTCCCTGACATAATGCCCCTGACAAACAAATTGCTGCCAATCTCTGATAGATCCTTAAGATCATACGAATACAGGCTTCTGGAATTAAACTTAAAATACCAATCCTGATGATAGACCAACTGCTTTGTAAGTACCTGTTCAATCCCTCTGGCAATTTGCTTGATCGTTGTATTAATGAAGTTGTTGTATTCATCACGGTCAAAATCTCCAACGCCTAGAAAAAAAGCAGGTACCTGGAAGATTCCTGCAACGGTCTTTTTATCAAGCTGCACAGCTTCGTTAATTGCCAGGTCTTTTAGAGATAGTGGTTTCACTTGATCCACCTTTATAAAATCTGCTGGAACAATCCAAGGCCGCCCCCCTTCGGTCTCCGAAAGGTATTTGTTAAGAATTTCCGTCCGGCCCGCTTCAGAAGCCAGCTCCTCTGTCATAGCATCAACAGAAACTATCACAGATGGCTTCCACTTATCACTCATAAATGCATTCTTGGTCTTTGTGGCCTGTCTTAAATTATCAACGATGTCTTTGATCGTCGCCCTATAGCCTGTTCCTATCCAGGGTCTTTCAGGATCCGGGTTATAAGTGAAATGCAGGACCTCATCAAAATTGAAGTTGCGTTCATAATACTGAATCCTATAACCATTTGGTACGTCTCTAAAACTGATGCCCGATGGTTTTAAAGGAATCAATTCATCAATAAACCCTTCAGGCGTAAATGTTGGATAGACCACAGAATTCCCCTCACCCTCAAGAAGCATCGTGTAGACTAAATTGAAGATCCAAGCTTGCCTGGTCATCAAGGAGTAGGGCTCAATATCTAGTTTTTTGGACAGCCCATTTACCAATCTAACATCGCCATCATCAGTGTTCTCCATAAGGTGAATTGTCATAGAGCTGATAAGGCCTGCAATCTTTTGTACAGCCATTTTCACTTCGGGGTTCTGGCTGAGCCGCGTATAGCCTGGTATCACCAATGAATCATACCCTTCATCTGTTGTTAGAAAAAATCCTAGCGCTGAAGCAGAATCGGTTCTCACTGCCGGTTCCGATCGAGTCTTCGCTCTTGTTCGTCTCACTTTTCTTTTTGGCACTATGAACCTCCCTTCCCAAGCCACTTATTAGCTTTGTCAGACTTCTCCATATCATCAATTTTCTTGATAGCAGCGAATACAGATGCATCAAATATATCTATCCTATCCTTCTCGCCAATCTTTTCATATTGAATCATGTCATCTGTTTTCTCTATGGCCTTTACATTCTGCACGCAATATTCAAATGCATCTGAATGGAGATAATAGAAATCACCATTCTTGACCTTCTTCTCAATATGTCTGAAGCCCTCAGACTTTTTATAGAAATATTGAGTTTGATCCTCTATTTTGAAGCCGGCATTTTTCATTCCGATAAAGTACTCTTTGCAGAACTTTTTATCGTGGCCAACCTTCTTGATCTTAAAACCTTTCTTTCTCATCTTAATGAACCAGTTAACAATATCAGCATGATTGACAGTCGGATCATTGCACATAGTAAGCCACCCATCATCCATCCATCCAAATAGTGGGATTCCATCATCCTCAGCTTTTGAATAGGCTGCAACTATCGGAAACCATGCATGCGAGATGACTATATCCACTTCTTTTACGATTTCATCCTCAAGGTATCTATAAGTTCCGTAAAGAGCAGCTGCAGTTAAGTCATGCAGTTTTGAGAGATCCGCTCCTCCATACCAATTTATCGGAAGTTTCGAAAGCTCTTCGAGAGTCCAGTTATACTTTCTATCAGATCGATGAAACTCATCAAGATTGAAATAAGCCTTCAGCGCTGCTGTATAGATATTAAGTGACTTTGCAAAGAAGTCTTTCCTTTGCTGAGGATCATTCTGAGCTTGAATGGCATCATTCATGATATCCCCTGGTCTAATAGATACGCCATATGCAGGATTAGCCATCTCATGGATGATTGGATTGGTGTAATCGATATTGCCATGCTCATCTACATCGGCCTTGGCAATAAAAACGAAATACGCCTCATCTTTTACTGTGCCTTCTAGAATCTTTTGGCAATACTGGAGTCTTCTATAACAGAAAGAATTCATGTTATCTCCAGCTGTAGTTATCCCAATCATGAGCTTATTGGTATAGGCCTTCATAGCCTCTTTGATGATATTGTATTGCTTGGGTGATTTATATGCATGAAGCTCATCAGCAATCCCGATATTACAGTTTAGAGAGTCCTGTCTATCCGGATTGGCAGCAAGCGCCTGGATAAATAATGATCCGCTGGCAATATCTCCACTGATGGAATGCTCTTGATTGTTGTCAATAACTCTGAAATTCTCCTTCTCACCCATGAAATCCAGATTCTTATTTATGAAGTCGAAGCTTTCAAGAGACTGCTTAAGAGCTGCCGCGACAATATAAACTTTAGAACCACTTAATCTATTCAAAACTCCAAGAGCCCATGCGAGTGATGCGGCAAATGATGTTTTGATATTCTTTCTAGGTATAAAAATAAACGCCTCTTTAAAGCGTCTTTTTTTGGTGTTTTTGTGGTAAAAACCGAGCAAATTATATACCCAAAATTTATGATAGGGTTCTAATAAAAAAGGGCTTTTTCTTAGTGGTGATCCATCAAGTTTCTCTCCTTGGACATGGTGCATCGTCGTCTCAATCAGACCAATCACAAACTCCGCATCTTTTGGATTGAAATCATAACTGGGGTTATCCAAATCTTTAAAAAATCGCTTACATCCTTGAATGGTTTCCTTGCAAGCAACCTTCCTTCTATCCACTATACTCTGTGCATACTCAATCACAAGATCATAGTTCTTGAATTTATCCATTTAGGAATCAGCTAGCTTTTCTAGAGCAATCTCAAGTGCCGATCTTCTAGGCACGAGAACCTTTACAGCATCTTTTGCTTTTGGATTAAGGCATAGACGATCCGAGTATGCCAGGATGTCTTTTCTTAAAACTTCAAGCGTTGAAACGATTGGCGATTTCTTCAATCCACCTTGAGCTGTGGTCACTTCGAACTTGAAATCACTCTCTTCGAATTTTTGAGTGAGAACATCATATTGATGAACTAGCTCAGCATAAATATCCACAATTTTCCCGTACTCATCTTTATAAACGCCTAAATTTTTCATGTGATTTATGGTATGTTTTCTTATAACACTAATAGATTTGAGTTTGCTGTTTTTTGCCATAATATCACCCTGAACTTTTTTTTCTGGAAATGTCGCTCTATTGGAAAAGGCGGAGCCATTCGGTTCTCTATATATTTATTCCCATCTTTTTAAGGTGGGGGGCTACCTTTTCCTGCAGCATAAGCCCTCTACCAATGATCACATCCGACTGCCTGTCATGCATAGAATTGTGGCATTCACTACATAGCGAGATAAGATTCATCGTCATAAATGCGAGCTGAGGATAGGATTCAACTGGATAGATATGATGCACTGTTGTTGCATTCCCGGATCTTCCATACCTCTTGCATTCCTGGCAGAGATACTGATCCCTTCTGAGGATCACAGCTCTCTTACTTCTCCAAGCTACGCTAGTATATTTCATGATAATCCTCCATCGCATCCATGAGTGATAGCGCATAATAGAGACACAGTGTGGAGATTTGAAATCAACGCTATGGCTCACGTGTTACTTTCTCAATTGAATTGATTGCATTGAAAAGGACTGTCAAGATTTCTCTCAAACAGTCCTCTGTAATTTATTACTCTTCTACTATACTACAAAAAAGCGTCTCATTTTGTCGCATTTCGTCTATTCTTAAATATTCCACCAGAATTAATATTGTTTTTTCTCCATGATGCTTAATTCCAGCTAATTATTTCACGTAATGTTATAATTGCGTTACAAGTGTGTATATTTTGAACCTTTTGGTTGAACTCTTTGTATAATTGTGTTATTCTATAATTACCAAAGGAGGAGGAGTGAAAATGAACGCTCTTGGAAAATTTTTACGGAAACTGCGAATAGATCATGATGAGGTTTTAAAGCACATGGCTAGTAAGCTTGGTGTCTCGTCTTCTTTCTTATCAGCAGTCGAACACAATAAGAAAAGGATGCCATCATCGTGGATTAGGGACATCCCAGCTATTTACTCTCTCTCACAAGAACAAATCGCAGAATTTGAATCCGCTATTGCAGAAACAAATCGAAGCATTGAAATCAACTTCAATGATGTCTCCGAGTCAGTTAAACGATCTGCAGCAGTGACATTCGCTAGACGATTTGACGATATTGACGAAGACCTAGCTAAACAGTTACTTAAAATTCTGAAAAAAGGAGACGATTAATGTAAATGAAGAAGATTCTTGTTGCTAAACCTATGAGTCGTAAGAATGTCAGGCATAAAGCTCAAGCCTTAAAAGATATTTATTCTCTTTATTCGAAGAACGACTCTCAGAAAGCAGATGTTATCGATTTACTTGAGAACATCTTGCCTGAAATTGTTCCTGGAGTAGATGTCCAAATCGTTGGATGCAAAGAACTTGGAAGTGATCATGGACGAACAAGTCCAAGCGAAAAAATTATACGTATTCGTGAAGATATCTATGAGCGTGCCGTTGCTGGCGAAGGAAGAGATCGTTTCACGATAATGCATGAAATTGGACATCTATTCCTCCACGATGATCAACGCATATCTTTTGCTAGAACTATGTCTGAACCAGAACCATTCCGTGATCCAGAATGGCAGGCAAGTGCTTTTGCCGGAGAATTTTTAATGCCATTTGATTACATAAAAGAAGAGAAGGATATTTTCAACATCATGGAAGAATGCGGAGTATCTTTCGATGCTGCCAAAACACAAAGAAAAGCAGTGCTTAATCAGGGCAAAAGCCCTGTTCATATAAATAAAAAAATCAAGCAAAATGCTTGATCAATTCCCTGCACTGGCAGGTAATATAATTGTTTCTCAGCAAAACAAGTATATCACCTTGGGAACATAAAATCAACTGTGTGTTTTGCTTGGGAAAGGAGAAATCCATGGCCAAGAAGTCATATCCTCGCGATACTGAAGAATATGAAGTGATTTTTCGTTCGTACATTACATTGAAAAACGGGAAAAGACTCTACGCTTCTACAGTCGGTAAAAAAGCATTTCCTATTTACATTAAGAAATCCGACAAGAAATCATAGAGCCTCAGTAGCAATGAGTCCAGCCAGTGGGACTCATTATTTTTTTACCCTCTTTAAAGCAATTTTAACACTTTTTGTCAAGCAAACCCATATTACTTCATGCGTTACGCATCCTCTCAATCCCACTATCAAACAGTCTATAGCACGGGGAACTATACCTCATCTTTATGGCCACGTCTTTCCAGTTCTTGTCTTCAAAGCACCTCAGCTCTATGATCCCGTACCCGTCGACAATGAGAAGCTTCATCGCCCCAGCGATCTGGTTATTGCTATCCAAGTACTACTTTATCTCACTCCCTAAACCTTTCAGGTATTTACTACATTTCATTATAATTTGCTACCTATTATCCAATTAAACATTCCACCCAATATTCCGAAGTGCATTTTCTATAATTTTCGCATAACTATTCATCCCGCGTTTCCTAAGTTCAACAGCAAAAATTGGCCACGGAGGATGAATTGCCATATACGGATCACCATCTGGACCAGTATACATTCCACCTCCTACACCGGTATATAAACCTCCACCTACACCTGTGTATAAGCCTCCACCTACTCCTGTGTATAAGCCTCCACCTACGCCTGTATATAAACCTCCACCTACGCCTGTATACATCCCACCGCCTACACCAGTATACATTCCACCTCCTACGCCGGTATACATTCCGCCGCCTACACCAGTATACATTCCGCCGCCTACACCGGTATACATTCCGCCGCCTACACCGGTATACATTCCGCCGCCTACACCAGTATACATATTTCGGACCCATAAATTATTATTACTCAATTGGAGACCTCCTTTATTTAAACACTTTTGTTATTCACTTCTTAAAATACTAACTTGTCATATCTTAAACTATGTAAAATCCTAACAATTATAGTGGGTCATTACAATTTCATTGTTGAAAGGGAATCGTTAAAATACTCGTAAATCCCTATTCATCTTTAAAATTTATATTTATTGCACTATTAAGCTTATTTACTGCATTAGTATAAAGATTTATTGCTAACTTATGTTCCATTAGTCCTGAGAAAAAACCCAATGCAATAGCCATTTCAATATTATTATTTATACTCTGACTATTTATCTTTCCAATACTAAATGAAACTATTTCAGTTCTTATAAGTAACGCTAGAACCAAAGCAGCAGTACCAATAAAAATCAACCTAACAATTGGATTTAGTCTATCTTTCTCAATAACAACAAGATCTTCAAATCGTAAATTTGTTTTCCGAACACCAAATGAAAACCAAACTCCAATCATTGACGATGACCATACTGCTAAATATACATTGCTCAGGGTATTAAAAACCTCAATATTGTGTAAAAATAGTTGTACTGAAAGTATTATTAGATATGGTATAATCGCTAGCAAAATAGCATACCCTACCAATTTTACCATATATTTATTTTTAACTTTCCCCCCCTCACGATTTAACACTTCTAATTTCAAGCTATCTAGTCCAACATTAGCCAATATAGGTTGTGGATTCTCCCCTACTAAACCTGCTTGTGATAAAGACAATAACTTGTCAAAATACTGTTTCTTAATAGTATCTTCGCATTCAATTGATTTTAAAGTGTTTTGTGTGTTTTCAATAGCATCAATTAAAGATAAAAGTGCAGTTGGAATTTTTTCAACTTTCTCATAGGGTACAGTTTCTACTAAAATATCATATTGATCATCTGGGTTAATTCTTACTGTGTAATAGCCCTGAAATTTCTTCTTTCTGATTCTCATTATCATTTACCACAGCAAGGACAGGAATCTCCTCCCATTCCAACAGATTTTCGAACTATTTCTCCATGTTGAAAGCTTGATTCTGCTAATTTTTCTAAAGCTTCCTCTTCTAACAACCCTTTCCCATCAAGCAATCTCAGTTCATATAATAGTCTTTTCTGTCCCTCTGACAATTTTGAGTATTCTCTTGATTCTAAGTCATTTTTTAGTTCTTTTAATTTTGACATTTAACTACCCCCTTTTAACTTGTCATATCTTAGTATTATGTAAAACTCATTCAACTACAGTATAGCATTGCAATTTCAACGTTAAAAGAAAATTGTTAAATTTTAGTTTAATAATCCTTTTTTTTGTAAAACTGGCTACATTTCCGATATAATAATAAAGGGGATCTCTAAGGAGGCTCTATGGCAAATAAGAATTCTGGAAATAAAAATAGTGGAGCACAAGGCTCCACAAAAACTAAAACACCATATACAAATGAAAGAAACAACACTACTAGTAATAATTTACGAAAACCCGCACCACCTACTGAACAGAAATAGGTTTACCAATAAGTTTCATTTTTTCAGCGAGATCCCTCCCATAATACAACGTCGTGCAAAACCCGGTATCACAATCTAGCATTTCTACTTGGACATACTTCTCAATCGGATAAGTTTCATTTAGAATGAATTCTACAATTTCCTTCGAATAGAACATTACTACCTTTTTTTCTTCAGAAGAAGAAGAAGACCAACTCTCTAAAAACCCAATTATCTCAATACCATCCGATTGAGTTAATTTCAATATAGGATATTCATTGTTCTCCTTTTTCAAATACTCAGATTCAAAAACCTCTTCATAGATTGTCCTATACTTATTCCTAGAAGGCAATCCACTTTTTCCCCTAACCGAGTTGATAACCCGCGTAATCAACCTTGACCAGTACGTCCCCATAAACAATACTCCAACAAACGCTAAGAGAAAACAACCCGCCAAATATATTGAAACGCCTAACAATCCTTGTCCTCGTGAAAATATTTCTTCGATACTATAATAAAAAATACTCTTGCTCGAAAATGAAATTGTGATCGTGTAATAAATCAAATTAATTATCAAACTACTTACTACTAGACATGAGAGCACTGAGTATCCTTCTGTTTCAAGCTTTCCTGCTTTCTTATCCCATATGTGCATATGCAGATAATTATAGAAAAAACCAGGAACCAAAAAATATATTATACTAATAATATCCATTATATAACCTCCATATTTTATTGTAACATATCTTCGCTAGTTGATTTTTCCTTTTCTAGGACAAGGTAAACGCCTTATATGCTTTATTGACCAGTTGCCGATTAACTCCGATATATCTGAGTGTTATTGAAGAATGTGAATGATTGTAGATCTCCTGTAGCGTTACCACATCCTTGGTTTTTTGATAGAAATGATACCCGAAAGTCTTCCGTAAACTATGAGTCCCAAAATTGTCGATCTTGAACTCTTTGGCCACATCTTGGAGAATCTGATAAGCTCTTTGCCTGGTTATCGCTTTATACCCCTCGCGACCTTTGAAAAGAAAATCCGTTGAATCCTTCCCTTTAGCATACCGCTTCAACTCTCTTTTCAGTACCGTATTGAGCGGGATTTCTTTCATCTTCTTCGTCTTTTGCTCCTTTATGTAGATGTACTCATCTCCAATGTCCCGAAAGGTAAGCCTTAGAATATCCGATATCCTAAGTCCTGTATTGAAACCAACCAGAACCATCATGTAGTCTCGCTCATTTTTACTTTTTAAATGCTTGAGGATCCTGCTAACAAGGTCCATACTTCTAATTGGTTCGACATAATTCATCTGTCACACTCCAATCTTCCCTAAATAACGCGTTGCTGAATTTTTATTTCATTTCTAGCAGCTAATAGCCGTTTCACCTTCCACTTATTCAGAAAGTGTTTTACGTCCTTCTCAGGCGCTTTATTGCGCTGCCCACGGCATTGCTTCACCTCTAGCTTGTCGACATCAAGTTCGACTGTATAATAAGGCTCTTGGTTCTTCCTGATGAAAAGGATTAAGGATCTGCCTTCTGCCATTCTGAAGCCATAGCTTCCCACACAATGCCTAAGAGCCGCGCCCTCATCTAAGAGCTGTTTCTGACCTGCTGCCAACTCAATGCCTAGGTTTCCTGCTTGATAGTTTAGTTTATTGCTCCACTTCTTGTGTTGCCTTATAATACCTTCATCGAGAACTTTATTCTCATTTTCTTTAATCATCTGCGTATATTCATCATGCTTCTCAATCAAATTCCTAGGAAATATTACGAAATCATTCTTTACATCCATACCTAGCGAATTACATTGATACATATAGTCTCGCCATGTTGTGATTGAATGTCGTGTATCGCCCTTCACTGCCTGTGTTTCAATATATTTTATAATCTTGTGAGCTGTCGTATACTTAAGCATCTGCGAAAATGTCTCTGTATCAGTATTTGCTACTGCCCACTTGAACTGCTGATCAGACACCTTATATTTAGTCTCTGATAAGAAACTTTGGAACTCCATTTCACGCTGTCCCATGTCAAGCTTGATAGCCCTCACGAACGACTCTTTATCCAATCCGAGCCTCTTCTCCTCAAGCTGCACTATTGAATTTCCCCAATACACCATTCGATTTACTACTTCAACAACTATTCTTTTCAGTCCAAGTTTACATAGATATTCGAGTGCAGGTTTTTGCTCGTAGACATACAGATAATTACTAATGTTCATATGAGTACCTTTGTAGTGATCAAGTCCACAATATTTCCACTTTGACCTCTTCAAAAGCCTCTTCAGATTACGTTTATAGAAATATGGATTCGAGTCTCTGAGTAGCTCCTTATTATTGAATGAACTTCTTTTCATTTCCTTTTTCCACTCATAGCCTTTAATCTGCCAGCTGTAGATCCTTTCAAATTCTTCCCACTTGGTTTGATCTTGTTTCCCAAAGGTAATGATTTCCCTGGATCCCTCATAGTAATAAAACTTTGGATCCTTTAATGTATCTAGAATCTCATTCGGGAAGTTATCTGTTTCGCCATAATTCTTAAAAGTCATTATGCCTTTGAAATACCTGATCACATATCCGTCCTTGATTTTTTGTATAATGCTGACTATTTCCCAATCAGCATATCTCTTCGCTTTGTTGATGGCTTTAAACGTTACTTTAGCCCTGCACTCTGGGCATCTGCCTAGCTTGTTATGAGTGGCATTTTCAAGCATCACACGAGATCCACAATGACTGCATACTCCGTGGATCATCTTCCTGATTCTCTTGTAAAATATGTATTTGCTATTCTCGAAGGCTTTATTTTTCAACCAGTCCTCAAAATCCTTAGGCAGCGGAGGTACCTGGTCCATCAATGAATTAATTCGTGCTTGTAGCTTCTCTGATCTCTTGGCCACTTCCTACCTCCTAATCAAATAATGACATCTGAATGAGACCTGATTTCTTATTCTCATTCTGCCCCTCATTGCCTTTTTTCGCTACCATAGTCTTCCCTTTCAATTTGGCAGTGATTGGCTGTTCATCGATGGTATTCTTCTCGATTTTCTCAACGATAGGTTCAGGTGGGTTTTCATACTCACTAGCCATACCATCAACATCTATATAGAGTACGATATCTACTTTTGCATCAGGAAAGTAGAACTGTGCTGCCTTCCTGTACACCTCGATATCAGACGCATGATTCCCGATCCCTTTAACAATGTCCGAGCAACATTCAGACAAAGTCTTCTCAGAGTCTGCCAAAGTAACAGCAAACGCTTCATTGCTGCAGAAGAGTTTCAATTTCTGTGCAACAAAAGCTGAAATTACTCTTGCCTTTCCATTCCCTTTAAACTCTTTTAGTTCCTTATTTATCTTATCTTCCGCAATTTGCGAAATATCTCTTCTCACTTCGAGTTTAGTTACATTCACCCTGACTACCTCCTTCTTGATTTTGACAATCCGCTAGATCATCTTCAAGCTTCTTAATTCCTGAAACTAGAATCCTGTGACAGTGACTTTTTGAATAATGCATCCTCTTTGATATTTCACGCCACCTCATCCGTTTGAAACATCTTAGAGCAATGACCTTGTATTCATCATGCTTAAGCTTTGAAAGCCCCCTATCGATCTGATTACGCTTTTTGAGTAGTACGCTTATTTCCTCTTCGATCTCTATGATTTCTCGATCATACCTTATGACAACGCGTTCGACCGCCTTGTAAACAGGATCAGTAACCGCGTTTCCTCTCGGCATTGCTGAATACGAAGATGTGACCTTAGTACTATACTTGCTATCTACAATCCAGATCAACTTATTATTCAGTTTTTTCACCTCATCCTCTATGTAAGGATATTCATGCAGTAATCGCGTTATTTCCAAATCCCATCCCCCCATTTCATCATATGATTTTGCCAATCAAGACAGATATCCTATCCTCCAGGCACACACGAATTGTTCTTGATCAGTAGCTTTTCAAGTTCCTCTTCACTTATCTCTGCTCCTGATGGGGAGAAATTGTGGAAACTATTTTTTTTTCTCTGTTTCTGATCATCAGATTTAGAGCCATCCGTTCGATGCCATGATCGAATAGTGTGATAGTGCGATTTATAGCGCTTGCCCTTCGAACCTACATAATCATTAAGTTTCTCGATGTACTGATTTGTTAAATCAAGTCCCAATTGATCAATAAGTTTCTGGTATTCTATGGGCGTGAGCTTGACGAAGTCGAGGTAGGTTTCTTTTCCCTTCTTCTCTTCTTTTGTTTCCTTTACTTTCCTTTCCTTTACTTTCCTTTGTGTACTTTTGTCTACATCGTGCTTACATGATGTTAACACGGCGTCTACATTAATTGGGTTATTGCATACATTAACTCCATTATTGCTAGCATTAACCCAATTTATAAGCAAATAGTCCTCTATGATTTCAAGATCCTTTCGTCTTTTAGTGATCTCTTTATAGCGTTTTTGCACGCCTTTTGATGTTAAAATCGAAAATTCATCGTATTTTTCACGGCTAAAAAATTCCTTCTCCAATGCATACTTTATAATGTCTTGAAGCCTATCCGGATCAATTGAAAATTCATCAGCAAGTAACAGACATTCATCATCCGACCAGTGTATAAAATATCCCTGGCTATAGATATTCTGTAGCATTGCCACAATCACACCAAGACCTTCCATTCCGAATTTAATCTTGATAAATTTAATCTTATTATCCATATGTACGTCTAGCGGGAAATAATCTACTCCCTGTTTTTGAGGTCTTGCCATCTGATCACCTTCTCCAGTATTTAGAATGGAACATCTTCATCATCCACAACCATGAAGCCGTGATATTCATCATCAACTGACATATTATTCCCCTGATTCTGATTGCCATCTTTATTACCCCAGTCAAGATACTGGATGCGCTCTGCGATAACTTCTGTAATCTGCCTAGTAATCTGCTGCTTATCCTCATATGATCTAGTTTGAAGATTTCCTCTAACCGCTACCAATCGTCCTTTACCTGAGTATTTAGATAGATTTTCAGCTTGTTTATTCCAAACGATTACTCTGAAGAAATCGGTCACTTTCTCTTTAGAGTGCTCTCGATCAACTGCAAGATTAAAATTGGCAACCGCTTTGCCAGATTGAGTATATCTAAGCTCAGGATCCCTTGTCAGGCGTCCTATTAATAAAACTACATTCATCTACCTTCCCCCTTTAACCCTTTCTCCAGTGATTAAATTATATTCATGGATACATTCAAATTTTCCGAATCCAGGCTTGTTTTTTGATTCTTCTAACCATTCCACGAATACTTTTTCGAGTTTTTTATTCAGAGACTCTATCTCATGTTTTTTAATAGAATCCAACCAACCATCTGAACATTCGCCACATTCTTCCCACGCATCATCTTTGATGTTTTCAAGCAATAATGCTCCATCGATTTTGGGAACATAATCATATGACTCGCCTATAAAAACAGTGTCTTGGTAAATCCCTTCATTTTCACTCATTTCCTTTGCGCACTCAATACAATAATCTATAGTAGATTCCCATTCATACCATATTTCGTCTGATTCGTTTAGATTCCAATAATACTTTTTCACTTTATCACTCCAATCATTAAATCGTGAATGGCATTTCAAAACCTTTCGGTAACACCCAGAGATGATACATATTCGCTTCATCAACCAAGTTGCTTTCTGCTGGAAACACCTCTATGGCCACTCTTTCTTTTGCAAACAGTTCATTCTTGATTCTTTGCTTTTCGGACCATGGAATATCAGTACTAGCAAGGTTTCTTATAGCAGCATGCTCCACGGATCCCCATTCAGTATCAACCGGTCTGATCATAACTGCATATTGACCATCAAGTGATGTATAACATTCATTAATCTCACCAAACCACCCCTCACCACGTTTTAGCTCTAAGGGAGAGGGACGTCTTGCCCACCCTTTAACTTTTCTTACTTTCATCATTTCGCCTCCTGAAGCTCATTTCCAATCCTTAGAAGTAGTTTATTAAGAAGTTGCATATCGCCGTTATTGCCATATCCACAATACCGAGTGTATACTCTTGGATTACTTAAATTATGTTTTTGATACTGACAATATTTCTCGGCCTCAAGTCTGGTAAGAAAATAAGCTATTGGACGATATCTCTTTATAACCTCAACTTTCTTAATGTTGCAGAGATCGGTATCACCTTCAAAATCCAACTCGATAATTATGCTACTGGTTGTCTCTTCATCGAAACCCTCATCTTCAAGTAGAAATTTCTTTACACTTTCACGAGTCCGCATCACATGATCATCTGAAATATATATGCTATAATCCCCAGTACCAGGTAACGCACTTATCTCCTCAACATCTTCAACAACAACCACTGGATCAGCGGTACCATCAAACTTTCTTTCTGCTTCGTAAGCCTCAGCATACTGCTTCAAGAAGAACGATTCTTTATCGCTTAATGATATATTCACTATGCTACCTCCTCTATCCTGTACTCGGTTATATGGGCTTCAGAATTGTTTTCTCTTTGATTTACAATGAACTCATGCATCACACTAGCTGCCAAACGCTTATTATGGATGATAATTGCTTTATCTTCTTGATCCGTCAATTCTCCTTTGATGTCCATATATAAAAACTGATCATAACTCTTGAAAACAAGCCTGTATTTATTTGAGTATTGCATCAAATCATCTCCCCTAATTTCTTATAATATTCGTATCTACCTTGCTTTTGCAGGTACCCAATCTTAGTTGCGCAGGTAGTCTCTGTTCGACCAATTGCCAAACTTAAACTTTTCATTCCTCCGTGCATATTCCGATGCATCGAGCAAAGATACGTTAACTCTTCCTTGGTCCATGGTTTGCCTTGATTAAAGTGATACTCTGGGTTATATAGTAATCTTCCATATCTATCAAATTGCTCGTTCATATCGCTCCTCACTGAATTAGTTGAGAGATCCATTGCCATGCTCTAATCAAAATTATAATGAATAAGACACTTGATACTAGTCCAGCTGAGATGACCCATTTAATAAATATGAGATCATGAGAACATGACCAGATCATCAGAAAAAAGCATATGATCATGGAGCTCATGAATGTCATTGCTAAAATACTCATATCAACACTCCCATAGATCTATATTAGTATTTGTTATTTATTTCCAGTATGCTACTATATATGTGTAAGCTCCCCTAATGCTCTGTGCCATCTGCAATATGGCCAGGGCATTTACTATTTTTATAATCCCTTATGATTTCAAATGAAACACTTCTACCACCTGAATAAATCACAGCTATTCCTGCTTCATATAGCTCTATGCAATCTTGGATTGTTAGTATTCTAAGCTTACAGAAATCTCCTGATATCATATATTCATCGCCACCTGTTCATGATATTGAATACAGCTTGCTTTCTCGTCTTCACGTAGCTCTTCAAACCGTTTCAGAGCGCTATCTCTTGTTCTAAAACTCTCCTCTTTTTCAACCTTAATATTCAACTTATTTAATACTGAATAAAACACTTTATAGTTCATTTTCTTTTTCCTCCATTTCCATGACCGTCATAATCGCATAGTTAGCCAGATCCATTAACGTATCCATTAAGCTCTCATCTGTTACCAACTGATCATTTAAGCAAAGACTTTGTAGCCGATTAGTCTTATCTGTGATCCTAGTCACCGCACTTATAATTCCTAGCTTCTGATATGTTTCAGCAAATGAATCGCCATAGTCATGGTTCTTTGCTTCATAGATCTCGTTCAATTTCATGCAAATTGCATAATGACGACCTTTATTTGTCATTGAAATTTTATTTGACTGCATAACTACCTCCATATGTATGGGATCTTCCCAAGCTTCTTTGATTTTTTAATTCGCATATAATCAGTTTCAATACTGTAAAACAGACCAATTATGGATATCGCTATGAAACAAAGTCCTATCAAAACTGGGATAGTATGCTTAAACATGCTGTAGTTCTCAAAATCCCATCCGTTAGCAATTAACATGAGCACATCCATGGTAATTAGTGTTGTTGTTACACTCAATGAGACTGTAAGTAAAAAGCTAAAAAAGCGCTCCATTTAATATCCACCTCCATCAATTATTGACTCAGTAACCAGTCGCTTAATAATATAAATCTGACCACTGCCGGTTACTCGAGTAGTTCTAAAGGTAAAAGTCCCGCTTGATGATTCCCTGGTACCTTCTGTAACTTCAAAGTATCCACGATCGATGTAACGCTGATACGGCTCAGTCTTTCCATGGATAATCAGTCCCCAATCTCTTAATTTCTTCCACAATCGACGTTCTCCTATCTGCATCCCTTTGTTTGATGCTAGCTTAGCAACCTCTCTGACAAGCAAACTATTCTGACTAACAGCTATTTGCCTTTGGAAGTGCTCAGCACCTTCAATACGGATCTTATACTCATCAATTCTTTGATTCGCTACCTGCAGTGCTCTGGCCATGATCTGATCCGGACTATTCCAAGCTTTTTCTACTTCAATGAAGTACTGGCGTATCTCATGAGCCTTTTCTCCCCCGCTGATCATTGAAAGATGCTTGGCAATCTCTAATGTGATCTGATAATCCACACTTGGTCTACCACCGGTACTTTCTACCCTCAAGGGTATAAAGTCTGTATCAGCTACTAGCCTTAGACGGGTTACCTGTTGATCAAACCACTGAGTAAAATTCTTTGAGATACCCAATGCATCATAAAGATCCCTTGTACTGACCATTTGCTCCTGCCTATCATTAACGCTAACTCTTATTAAGTCGTTCACTAGCGGCCTCCTTGTCACTTGATCATTCAATTTTTCAATAATCTGATCAAAATTGTCTTGATCAACATCTAACCCAACGTGTATATGCTTACTCATTTCATTCTTCACACCATTCACCACCTTCAACTTCAATTTCTTTCACATTATCTACATCCGTAAAGTCCTTACTCAAGTTCTCTCGAACAAAGCGATCCAGCTCTATCACTGGAATCTTCGTTCCGCTCGGTCCCATCTTTAATATCTGGACATGACCGGCATTCATGATAGCTCTCATCTTATGCTTCCCAATGCCTAGATAGGCCGCTGCTTCATCAACAGAAAGCAATTGTTTATTCATTTTCTCCCTCCTTTTGATATACTTGTTATTGAGGTGATATTAATGATGCGCATTATTGAAAAAAATTACGAAAAATTTAAAATCAAGAATGTTGTCCGATTGTTGCAAAACTGCAAGTACCTAGAATCAGAATTAAAAGATTTACATGATGAATATAGGCGCCAATATGACCCGAAAATAACACTTCTATCTTTTAAAGTAATTCTTGATTTGATGCTTTCAGAGAATATTATCACCGACAAGAATTCTCATAAAATGGCAACCAATATCATGTTGACTACAAAGGGAAATTCATTCTTGTTAAGAAATCGTATCTCTGCCCAGGAATCAACAAGAAAAATCGTTATAAATATTCTTATTAGCGCAGCAACAGCCTATATCACTGTATTAATCACTACTTAATTTGCATTATCACCATAGTAATCAATAACACTAACTGAATAATCATATTCAGTAAGATCATTAGTTTAAGCCTGTAAACTACTTGAATGATTATCTCTTGGCTGGTGTTTGCACTTCTCTGCCACGAGTGTATTCGATAGAGCCGATGTTCAACATCAAGTGTTTTCTCAATCTCATCTATGGTGTGATTTTCAATAAATTCATCACTAAGTTCTATATCAGTTGCGCTGGAACAATAACCGCCATCTTTTCTTCTTAGCCATGGCTTTGATTCAAACCACTCTAGTTTCTCTTCTGAAATCATTTTGCTCTCCTTTTATCTAAGAATCTTCTATCGTTCCTTATTCGGAACGTCTATTGTAAAAAAATATCCGATTTAATATTCAGATATTTACACATCGTTCTTACTTCACCCATATCGAAATCAGAAACACCATTCAATTTGTTATTGAATGTAGATAGAGTAATTCCAAGCAGTTCAGCTATTTCTTTCTGTTTAATTCCACGTTCGACCAATAATGCTTTTAGCTTACGATACCCTTTTTGCATTCTTTTCACCGCCCCATTGTTCCTTTATAGGAACTCATTTTCTTTAGTTTACTCTTTTGTTTGTTCCTTTGTCAATAACAATTATGCGATATTTCATAATTATTTGTTCCCATATTGGAATTTAGGGTATATACTACAACTATATAAGGATTGAAAGGATGTGCGAAATGCAAACTTCACGAATCCTCAAAGAGCTCAGAGAAAAGAAGAATATCTCCATGGATAAAATGGCAAACGACCTTAAAAAGTATGGAGTATCACCTTCGAAATCGATGATATCTCGATGGGAAACAGGAAAAGCAGAACCTTCAATGGAATATGCGAGAGTTTTAGCAAGATACTTCAGCGTTTCATTAGATTATCTTTTAGGACTAGATTCAACACCGATACTGGATACTAATCTCCCGGACTTTGATAATCCAACAGAGGCCCTGAAGTTTATTCTTAAGCAACCTGCTTTGATGGCATATGGCGGTTATGATATTGAGAAGATGTCTGACGAAGAACTTATTGGAATAGCAAACGATATACTTCTTACAATCAGGATCTCTGCTGAACGGAGAAAGAAGAAATAA